ATGCGGCAATCCTGCTTAATCCAAAAATGATCACAGCGCACGCCCTTGCTATCTACGCCAATGCAGCGCCTAGCCTTGTCGCTGTTCTCTACGTTGCAGCGCGGGCATTCAATAGTTGAGCCTTCACGCTTGGCGCGCTCATATTGCGCTTGGGCAAGCATTGGGTTTTCGTAAAGATGGCCGAGACGATCCATCACGCCCGCATAGTCATACACACGCCCGAACGGCTTGCGGCTTGCGGCGATTTCAGCAGCGCGACCATCGGCGTCTAGTTCGCCCATGTCTACGCCGGACTCAATCAGTAGCCTCAATATCCGCCCGATAGATTGAATCAGCAGCACAAGCGACCCAACAGGGCGCAGGTACACAATTGATTGCCAATAAGGCACATCGACGCCGGTTGTTAGCACGGCAACGTTAATCATGTATTTGATTTCGCCTGTTTTTGCCTTCGCTAGTGATTCAGCGCGCTCTTTGTCCGGCGTTTCGTCGGTAATGATCGCCCAACTACCAAGCGGCAAAGCGCCAGCAATTTCCGCGCAATGCTTCTTGGTTTGCGCAAAGATCAGAACGCCAAGATCATCAGCGGTGCGCTGTACAACCTCCGCCGTAATCCGCTCGGTCTTGGTCGGGTCGCCAGCGCGGAACCTGTCCATCTGTTCGTCAGTAAACTCTAACCCGCCGTTTTCTTGCTCTAGCTTGCTAAAATCAAAAGAGTCTTCGTCGTGTTCTGGCCAGCCGAAATGCACCGGGACTAACCATCCTTCGCCCACTAGATAGTCGGTGGATATGCTCGCCAAGCACTTAGACCAGAAGTCACCGATAATTGTTTCAGTGCCGCGAAAAGGCGAGCCGGTCAGGCCAAGGATTCGCACCTTCGGATTAAGTAGCTGAAAATGCAGCATGATCCGCATCATCATTGTTCTTTCGTCTTCGTGGTCGGCTTGGTGGCATTCATCCACGATCACCAAGTCAGGCAGCCAGCTAGCGAAGGCCTTGTCTAGTTGCCTAGCCACTGTGCCTTCGGTGCCTGCAATCACGTTATGGCGAACGCTTTTAGCGCCAAGCGATGCGCTGTAATAGCTGACTTTCACACCAATCATTTCGGCAAACTCGCCATCTTGCTGCACTAGCTCGCCTTGTCGCGCAAGGATCATCACGCGCCCACCTTTGTCGGCTGAGTGCTTAGCCAAAAAAGCGGCTAGTGCTGTCTTTCCGCTGCCCACGCTCATATCCGCAATCACCGGATTAGCGCCATCCTTTGAGCGAAAATGCTCGATTACCTTCTGATAAACCTCTTGCTGATACTCTCGCAGCTTTATTTCCACTTTCATAACCTCCCGCGTTGAATTGCTTGCAATCATAGGCCTTCGCGCATAATCTCTCAACCTGTAAATTTAACCGCACAAATTGAGGCTAACCCATGCTTAACATTCATCAGATCCGCGAAGCACTCAAAGCCGCGAACCTTTCGACAGCAGCGCGAGAGGCAGGTATCCACTATCAGCAGGTGTGGCGAATCGCCAGTGGCATCGACACGAACCCGCAATACCGAACGCTTGAGAAGCTGAGTGATTGGGTAGAGTCGCAGGCGGACGCAGACCAATAAAAAGCCCAGCCATAGAGGGCTAAAGGATGAGAACCAAATTCACGCACGGCGGCGGCGTTGCTGATCTGTTGCTATCGCGCCTTGCTAACGTAAAAAAATCCGGCAACGGTTGGATGGCTAGCTGTCCAGCGCATGGCGGGCATGACTGCTTGACGGTTGCGGAGAAAGATGGCCGCGTTTTAGTGCACTGCTTTGCAGGCTGCGAAACCAGCGACGTTGTTGCCGCTGTTGACCTGCGCCTTTCTGACCTGTTCGCGGACTCATTAAACCCTGAGCGGCGCAGAGAGTATCAGATTCAATCCGCATCATCTGCACGCGACCATGCACAAATGATCGTGGACATTGCAGCGGCTCAAGCACTCAAAGGCGACTTGGCATCAGAAGACATTGCGCAGCTAGCCGAGGCACATGAAAAGCTGCGCGGCGCTAACGAGCAATTAGCCAAGCTAAACGCACTGGAACCAGAAGAAAAAAGCGATAACCCATTTGCACGCCGACTGGCGTATGACTCCGACGCAGCTCTTGACGCAATCGCCAACCAAAAGTGGCTGATAGATGGCGTGATTCCGGCTGACGCTTTCGGCATGATCTATGGTCCATCTGGCGCTTATAAGTCATTCCTAGGCCTAGACATGGCGGCAAGCATTGCAGCGGCCAAGAGCTGGCATGGTCGTGACGTTGATCAATCAGGCCACGTTATCTACATCGGCGCAGAGGGCGCGGCAGGTTTGCATCTTCGCAAAAAGGCATGGGAGATCCGCTATCAGCAGCCCTTGCGAAACCTTGGCATCCTTGGTAGCGCCGTGACTATTAACGAGGCGATAGAGTGCCAGCACTTGGTTGAGCTATGCCTAGACGCCGCCGACGAGCTGCAATCGCCCATTAAGCTTGTGGTAATCGACACCCTGGCGCGTACATTTGCTGGCGATGAAAACAGCGCGGCTGAAATGGGTGCTTTCGTTAGATCCTGCGACCGCATACGCGAAGTGACCGGCGCAACCGTGCTAGTGATCCACCATAGCGGCAAAGACGCGGACAAAGGCGCGCGAGGCTCAAGCGCATTGCGTGCCGCCTGTGACTTTGAGTTCAAGGTAACCAGCAGCGGCAAGAAGGTGACAAAGCTCACCTGCACCAAGGCAAAGGATAGCGACCCGATTGAAGACATGGGTTTTAAGCTTGAGTCGGTAGAGATTGGCCGCAATGACGCAAAAGGAAGGCCGATGGTTAGCCTAGTTCCGAAATACGACCAATCGGCAGCTGGAGATCGCCAGGACTTGACTGGTCACAACCAAACGCTTAACAACCTGATAGCGCGAGAAATGGCGCGCACAGGCGATGATTGGGTAATGAAGGAGTTAGTACGAGATTCGTTCTATCACGCCATGGGCGGCAAATCTGACGCCTCACGGACGCAATTCGGGCGCGCACTTAAAAGCCTGATTGATGATGAGTGGATAGAGATAGACAGTAGCGGCAAGATCACGCGCGGATCGCCTTTCTAGATCCAAAAGCAGCACACAACGCCCGCTTAATCGCGGGCTTTTTATTGATCAAAAAATAACCGAAACAAGCGAAACAAGCGAAACACGCACCCCAAAAGCCGTGTTTCGGTAGCTTGCTAACGATCATGTGAAAACCTAGCAAAATCAATAGGTTAAGCTCGGTAGAATAGCGAAACACGAAAACCTCAAAAAACACCTACCGAAACACGCTTTTTGTTTCGTTAGCTTGCTACCGAAACACAGCGAAACACGGCGTCAATTTTCCGTGTTTCGCTAGAAGTGCTTGATTTTAAAGGAGAAAAAGTACTGTCAAAAAATTGTCTGTTTCGCTGTGTTTCGCTAAATGCCTTTTTTGCACTAGCGAAACATGCTCCCCACCACTCTATAGAGTGGGGGGATTGTTTCGGTGCCGGGTTTTGTTCGGTGTTCAGAGGCTATAAAACGCGTTCGTTTATGGCGCTGTTATAGCTTGACCCCACCACTAACCAGCCTATACTACCAACTCAGCCCACCCACGAAATGGGGGGGATTTGAGTATACAAGTGTGCACTGAATGGAGATTGAAGGGATGAGTAGTTCCGCCGACGCATTCATGGGAATTTTCGGGTTTAAACGGGTGGAGGGTGGAATGAAAACAGATCGCGAGTTGTTGGAGTTGGCTGCTAAGGCGGCGGGTTTCCATCTGGAATACTTGTGTGACATGCCTCACATGATTGTTGAGGAGTGGAGCGGAGACCCAAGCCAGCACCCGGAGCAAAGGGCTATTGAGTGGAACCCACTAACCGACGATGGCGACGCGCTGCGGTTGGCGGTGAGGCTTGGGATTGTCGTTAGCGGTTATGATTGCTCAGCAATTAGCGGCGTGCGATTAAATCAAGGCCATCAGGATTGGGTGTATGGCGACCCTGACGAAGAGCTAGGCGACGAAGCAGCAACCCGCCGCGCCATAGTCCGAGCAGCGGCGGCAATCGGGGAGCAGATGGCATGAAAACAATCGAAGAAACGCGGCGCGGGATGTTTGAGGCGCAAATGGAAGCGCTTGGCAAGAACCCAGGCCAGTGGCTTGGCGATAAGTACAGCAATACCTACGGTGATGCGGCGTTTATCGGCTTCAACGCCGCGCTAGATGCTGTTGTTATTGAGTTGCCAGAGTTAGCTGAGCCGCGCGAGCCAGCATATGCATTCGATGACAGCTGGCGAGACGGCTACACGGCTGCGAGCCGCTATCGCAGGCAGTGCCGCGCCGCCATCGAATCCACCAACCTTGGCCTAAAAATCCGCTAGACAATCTGCCCGCTTTGTCTATACTAGGCGAGCGGGTTAATTAATTGGAGCGGGAAGAATGAACAAAGAACAGAATGCAGCGCTGGAAGCAGAGCGGGTGGCGTTTGAGGCGTGGCAAATCGGCGTGTTGATTCAAGAAGGTTACGATTCAAATTCAGTGCATTGCGTAATGGAACGCGGCTCCAATGGCGGGTATTCCTCAATCCGTGTTCAGGGCGCATGGGTCGGCTGGAAAGCTTGCCGCGCCCAGTTAGCCGCCCCGGCTGGGGTTTCTGCACGCACTGCTGATGCCCTGAAGTCAGCGGATTGGTCAGGCGTTTCAATCGGCAACAAAGCGCTTATCTCGAAAGCAATTGAACTGCTCGCCGCTCCATCGTCTGCCCCGGCTGGGGTGTCTGATGGGTGGCGACTGGTGCCGGTTGAGCCGACGCCAGAAATGATCCAGGCAGCTCTGGATAAGCCGTGCTTTGACCCACTTGGTGACCTGCTGCCGTGGAGCCAAATCACACGCACTTCCTACGCCGCCATGCTCGCAGCCGCCCCACCCCCAGAGCCAGCCAGCGACGTGGTGCAGGTGCCGCGTGAGTGGGTAGCGGTTCAGGACGGCCTGCCAAGTGTCGGTGACAAGTGCCTGATAAAAATACCGGTATCAAAGCGCTTTGAAGTCGAGGGCGCGGAGTACAAAGGTGATGGAGACTGGCTGGGCGCATGGTGCTCGCGAAAAGGCCGGGACCAGACCTACAAAGTTAGCCATTGGATGCTTGCCGGTGACCTGCTGAATGGTGGCCGGGTATGAGCAGGGTGAAGCTGCAGCGCAGTTTAGAGCAATGGGACAAGTGCGACCCGAAGACCATGGCGTCCGAGCAAAGCACTGCCGCTATACAATTCGCAATTGCTGACGCTAAGCGAGACATTTCTGCCCTAAGCACCGCCAACCAGCGGCTAGAGCAAGAAATCAGCAAGCTAAAGACGGTCATGGCTAACCAGTCTGCGCGCCAATTTGTTGGCCATGATGACCAGCGCCATATTGATGATTTGGTAGCTGCTGGTATTCGTGCCAGTGACGCGGAAAGGCTGCGGCTAGAGGGGGACGTGGCTAGGCTGCGGGAGGCTTTGGAGCTTTGGCTGACTGGCTATGACGAAGTGGCAGCGAGCCCGAATTTTGAACCGTTCCCGCATGTTGCTGAGCGGGTAGCTAAAACACGCGCCGCCCTGCGCGGCAACGGGGTGAGTGAATGCCTGAAATAACCAGAATCGAGCTGTACAAGGGCATTGGTCATGCATCCGAATATTGCGCGCTGATATTTGCCGACGGCGTATACAGCGCGCGGATAGATGCAGCGCCGAAAAGCCTAAAAATCACCCATAAATCAACCACCCTAAGCCGGCTGGCTGGCGTTGATCGAATGTTAAACGGCGTGACGCTGGATGGGCTATTGAGCCATCCGAGAACAATTGTAAATCCGAACCGGGTGGGTATTTCCAAAATGGAAACAGCCACCCCGCAGACCGCACCGACGCAACTGGAGCCACGCCCATGACCGTGAACGCCAGAACCATTGCTTTAGCGCTGGCTACGTCTGGATTCTTTGATGCGGAAAGCCCCGGAGAGAAAAGGGCAACCGCGCTTAAATTCCAAAGACCACCCCAGCCAGCCAAACGCCTAACCGATGCCGACCTTAACCGGATCGAAGCCGCCGAAGCCAAACGCCAGCGCCGCATTGAGCGCAACAAACAGAGGGGTGATGTATGACCGCAACACGTAACCGGCTGGCCATGTCAGCTTTCGCCCTTGCTTTGACGATCCATGCACACCCAATTGAGATTGAGGGATACCCGGTTATCAAAAGTGACTCAGGTGATCCTCATACGCCGCGCCCACGCAGCAAAGGCGAAAAAGCACGCAACCGGAGGCACCGAAAATGACCGCAACCAAGCAAACCGAGCTACTGCCGTGTCCGTTTTGTGGTGAGTCGCCAGAGCTGCCAAGCGGCGACGGCACTCAGTACGAAATCGAGTGCAGCGGCTGCGGCCAAGCTATGGCCAGCGTCCAGATATGCGACCTGATGACGCTTGTGGAACGAAGCGCCGACACGTTTAAAGACTCCCGCTACGGCGAGGAATTTATTGAGCGGGCTAAGGCGCAGGCGATTAAGCATTGGAACACCCGCGCCCAATCCGCCGAGCCTGTGCAGGGTGAGGCAACTGTCAAGGAATCCCTGACGGTTGAGCTGGTGGAAAACTCAACGTATGGCGGCTTGCATATCAAGGAGTGGCACAACCATGGTCTGAGCGCAGGCCGTCACACGCTCTACACCTCACCGGCCAAGCCTGACTGGCGAGCGCACAGCGTCAACTTTGCCAAGGGCGAAAAATGCCCGGAGACAATCGAGACACTTCAAGCGGCATGGGATCGTGACCAAGAGCTGATCGAAGAGCAGCGCAAAGAGATTGCCAGCCTCAAACAGAAGCTGAACCAAGCGCGCCAATCAAGGGCCAAGCCTGACGCTGAGCTGGTGGAGTTGCTGCGACAGGCCAAGGCCGCGCTTGACCCATTCGACGATAAGCTGCTTGAAGCTCGCATCGACGCCAAACTAGCCGAGGTAAACAAACCATGACCATTCATCTCCTGCCCGCTTGACTATTGCGGCGGGTGTTGCCATAATAAGCCCCATCGAAGCAAAACACACCGAGGGGAAACAGAAATGAAACTTCAAAAAGGCGACAAAATCGAAGCCAACAAAATGATCATGGTCATTACTGGCGAGCGCGATGATTGCTATCACGGCTACTACGAGTACAACGGCAAAGCGGTTGGCCAGTGTTCAATCTCTAAAGAAGTGTTGAGTAACCCGCACTTTGCGCAGCGGGTCAAAAAAGTCAGCTAATCCAACCGCGCCCCTAGCCGGGCGCAATCAAGAGGGGTGAGGGTATGAGTGGAAAACCCAGCAGCGAAGCGGCGCTGTCCGCAATCAACCACGGCCTAACAGGCTTGCAGGAAATGCAGGAGCTTTCAGGTGTGCCGCGCCGGACTTTGGCTGATTGGTTCAAAACCAAGCCGGAGGCGTTTGAAACGTTGGCGATGGGGTGCAAGGTTAAGAAAGGGCTGGGAAAATGACTACTCAAACCAGGGTGACCCGCCTGCACATTGTCCCGGACGGCGAGCCTATTTTCAGCGAGACCGCTTTTTCGGTTGAGATAGACGACGAAGCGGGTGGCGAGTTTGTCGCACTGACAAGCCTTGAAGAGTCATGCAGGCCGGGCCAAGTTCGGATTGATCCTAGCGACTGGCCAGTTCTGCGTGATGCAATAGAACGGATGATTGCGGAGTGCAAGCCATGACCCAACCAACCTACAAACCAGGCGACCTGGTACGCAAGAAATCAGGCAGCCAATGGCATTGGTCGCGTAGTCGGCACCTACAGCACCAGCTTGACGCCCGAAGGCTACGCAGTCGAATCAGCAACAGAATCAGGCAGCGTGCAGATTTACCCGGTTGGAGCGCTGGAGGCTTGGGCGCAGGATGGTGAGGAATGAGCCACAGCAAAAAACCAACCAGCGCCAGCAAGCTTGGCATTGCTGAGCTTGTCTTGGCATACGAACTGCGCCAAGAAGGTATCAGGCGCAAAATTATTGCCAGAGCGCTAGGGGTTAGCGTCTGGTATCTGGACTGGCGATTGAAGCAGTGCGAACAAGAGGGTGTTTCATGCCTAGCCAATTAAAAACATGCAGCAAGTGTGCCAACTCAAAGCCACTTCATGAATTTAACCCAAGCCATGCCAATAAGGATGGCCTTTATTCGGCGTGCCGCGCGTGCATGGCTGCCTACCAGGCTGATTACCGAGCCGCAAGGAAGGCCGCGCGCAATGGCTAACGGTATAGCAGGCTGGCTAACCTTCTATTGCCTACTGTGGCTCTGCTGGGCAGTAGGTGCGCCAATCGTCGCAGAGGCAGGACGCCAGCCTATACCGATGCACTCAATCTGCCCTTACCCGGTTATCAAGCATGGCATTGGTGCGGATTTGCGGACGTTTACGGAGGTGCGTGATTTGTGCGGAAATTGACCACCGACCCAACCTGCGACGAATGCGGAAAACTGCGCGGCGTAGGTAATCACGCGGCCTGCTCGAAAGCTAGACAGAAACGATTCAGCGCGGATATACTAGATAAAACCAGCAGAGGAGTTAGACATGCATTGCAAGAATCAAGAACGTGACGATGAGATCCGAGCCAAGCACGCGGCTGGCACGTCACGCATGGAGCTTATCATCGAGTACCGCCTAAGCCCTGCGCGAATTGGGCAGATTCTCAACCCTGAGATCCAGAAGCGGTATAACGCGAAGAAGGCGGGGAAGGTGAGTGTATGAGCGCCAGTGACGGCAGCACAGCCGAGTACAGCGGCGGCAAGGTCAACTACTACGAGGTTGACATTGCTCACCCTACGCGAGAAGGGCGCGAACCTTATACAGCCGAATGCAACGACATTATCGAAGCGCTAGGCTTGAGCTTTTCAGAGGGCGAGGCCTTTAAGGCAATCTGGCGAAAAGGAGCCGCACGAATTAAGCCGGGGAAGCGCGGTCATGATGGCGGGCTTTATGACGCAGAAAAGGCAAGCTTCTACGGTCAGCGCATGGAGACTATAGAGCGCTTCATGATTGGTCGCCCGATAGCCGATATGCCAGCCGACTTCGGTCAGGAAAACCAGCTCCAAGCGATTGCCGATAAAATTAAAGTGGCTGGACAGGCTATGTCGGGCGACTTCAAGTCGGGAGGCTTCACCGGTCAAGGCTGTTTATCATCCAGCGTATCAGGCGGCCCGCTAACCCGATGCGTTGGGTGTACTGACGATAACTGCATGTGCTAATTACCCGCGCCAGTCACCATGCTGGCGCATTACTGGAGATACAGAGAATGACCGACAACATGCAAATCCTGCTAAACAAACTCAACAAGCACGACACGTCGCACGGCTGGCACTTTATCGCCAGCATTTTGACGGGCGGGCTGTGGGTGATCATGTGGATTCTGTTCACGATCAGCAATGCGATTGAGCGCGGGAAGATTGAGAGGCAGATTCAGAAGTTGTTGGCGGCTGGCTAGATTAGCGCTAAACTCAGCCTCACACACCCAAGCGCTTTAATGCGCCGCGTGAGGCCAAACGCGCAGAGTCGGTAAGCTTAGCGAAGTACGGCATACTCCCCGTAACAGCCGCTCCGATTATTTGAGACTGGTAACGGTCTGTAGCCTAGAGCAGGGTTCATACACCCCTTTCTCTTCCTGTCAGAAGGCTCGAAACGACATGACACCCCGGAAAGACGGGGATTTATTCGCATGGTGATTGACCCGAGGCGGGCAGGGTACGACCGAAGCGGCCACTTAGTTGACGCGCTGAATCAGTCACCAGCCGAATGAATGGAATGCGTAGGCGATACGCTAACGAGCTGCGAAGCCGAGCCTGGTTCGCATCAGGCCCATTCATTACTAAAAACCAAAGGAGTTAAACTATGTTCGGTTCGCTTGTAGGTCTTATCGGTGACGTTGCGAAGGTTGTTGCAGCGCCGGTTGAAATTGCAGTTGATGCCGCGCGCATCATCACAAAGCCTGCTGCTGATCTTGCGCAGGAAGCCGCAAAGGAAGTAAAGCAGGTAGTAAAAGACGTTACAGAATAAGGCGCTAGGCCACTGCCGAAACTGGCATGCACAAATCAGCGCCGACATGCAACACGGCCCCACACGAAGAGCGTCAGCGATCCTGACAGCGCGGCGATGGGGTTTTTTATTGCCTTGCCGTTTATCGCTCTTGCAATTAATATGCCAGTATTGAAAAGGCTAGCGGACGCCTACGAATGGATCAAAACTTCATAATCTGGATCATAGGCGCAGCGAACCTTTTGGGAGGTTTCTTGCTGAACGCACTGTGGCAATCCGTGAAAGACTTGCAGGGCACTGACAGTAAGATTGTCGAGAAGGTGGCTTCGATTGAAAAGGTCGTAGCAGGCGAATACATGCGCCGCGAAGAGTTCACGGCCATGATGGACACACTGTTCAAGAAGCTGGACAGGATTGAAGACAAGGTCGAAAGGAAGGCTGACCGATGAGAGAATTTGCGCTGTGTTTCTGTGTCGTCATCGGTCTTTGTGTTGGCGCTTGGTACGGCAATAAGCACGGCTCAGCAACAGAGCGCGCCACCATCGCGGGAGAGTGCCGCACGGCAGGCGCATTCACTCACAAGCGCACCGGGTTCAATTGCCAGCCGATCAAGAAGCCTAAGCGCGTATATATCGAGCAGCTCTAATGGCTACTAAGCAAAACGCCCAGCTAAATAGCCACGATTCGGACACCCTAGAGCTGAACGAACGCAGCATGGCCTTTGCGCGCGCTGTGGTGCTGGACAAAGACCACAAGATGACCAAAGGCCAGCACTACGCGAAGATCTACGGGTCTAAAGCCACTGGCAGCAATCTGAACAAAATGTCTTCGCGGCTATGGCGAAATCCTGTTGTGCAAGCGTATGTCGAAGAGCTGCGCGCAGAGGTGAGGAAGGAATTTATGGTTACTGTTGAATCGTTGATTGAAGAGCTAAACCAAATCAAGGCGGTTGCTTTGGGTGCTGAGACCCCGCAATGTAGCGCGGCGGTTTCTGCCGTTATGTCAAAGGCAAAGCTGTGCGGCCTCGATAAGCAGATTATTGAGCATAAAGGCCCGGATATGGCTGGCATCCTGCAAGACCTCATTGGCAAGCTGCCTGGATGACTACCGGCAATATCCTGCTAGACCGCCAGTTGGCGCGCTGGTATCCGCTTATTGATCACGATGTACAGCTATCGCTAATCGGCGCAGTGCATCGTGGCGTCAGGTTTCCCCTTGTCCCTGCTGGTCGTCGGAGCGGCAAAACCGAGCGGTTTAAGCGCTTCCTAGTGCATCAAGCAAATGCCGTGCCAGGTATTTACTTTGCAGCAGCACCAACGCACGACCAGGCCAAAAAAATCTTTTGGGATGATTTGAAGGCGTTCACGCTTTCGTCACTTCACCCGCGCCGACCGTCCGAGTCAGACCGCATAATCTACATGCCGAACGGCTCAGAGATCCACGTCATTGGCCTGGACAAGCCGCAGCGAATTGAGGGTATCCCTTGGCACGGAGGCGGCATTGACGAGTTCGCAGACATTAAGGCGGACGCATGGGAAGCCAACATTCTGCCAGCCTTGAACACGGTAAACCCAACGCGACCAGACTACCGCGCGTGGTGCTGGTTGCTAGGCGTGCCAGATGGCTTGAACCACTACTACGACCTGTGCAGTCAGGCCGAGATAGGCGACAACCCAGACTTTGAAGTATTCCATTGGAAGTCTGCCGAAATCTTGCCGCCTGACGTAATCTCCGCAATGAAACGCAGCATGTCTGAAAAGCAGTTCAAACAAGAATTTGAAGCCAGCTTTGAGACTGCGAGCGGGCGAATCTATGAAGACTACAGCAAAGCAAACCACACGGACGCGACCATAGAGCCGCACGAGCAGCTAATGTGGATGCACGACCAGAACTTCACGCCGCTATCATCGGCGGTCGGTGTTCGTCGTGGTGACGCTCTATATCTGCTAGACGAAATCGTTCTGACTAGCGCCGTTTCAAAGCAGTCTGCGCTAGAGTTTGTTGAGCGGTACAAAGACCACCAAAACAAGCGCGTTCTGATCTATGGCGACCCAGCTGGGCGCGCAGGCGAGAAGCACGGCCACGCATCGGACTACACCGACATTGAAGACGTATTGCGCGCCAATGGCTGGACGTTTGACCGAAAGGTAAGGAAGTCTGCGCCAGCTATCAAGGATCGCCAAAACGCAGTGCGTGCCAAGATCAAGACGGCGGACGGCCATATCAGCCTTTACGTAAACCCTGTTACTGCGCCGTGGTGCGAGAAGGGCTTGGCGACCGTGCAGCTACAGGAAGGCTCTACATTCCAAGAAGACCAGAAAAACAAGTATCAGCACATCACGACCGCCATCGGTTATTGCGTGCATGTTGAATGGCCATTGCATCAGCCTGTCATGAGTTTGCCGGTGCGCTTCGGGTATTGACCACCAACCCGATTAAAGCGCTATACTACGCCCGCGCAATGGTGCGTATTTGGAGTGGTAGAAAGTGGAAAAGACAATCAACGAACACGGCAAGGAAGTGTGGGTAGGCTGCACGGATGAATCTGCCTTTACGGCTGACATTTTTTACGAAGTCGATATGTCGAAGCGTGAAGATGATCGGCAGTTCGCATTGCACACCGACATAGGCAGCCTGACCGTACTGGATCGCATGACCGGCTTTGGTTGGCGCGACATTGAGACCGGCTACCGCGATAAAGACGGCAAATTCTGGCTAGCGTCTGGAGGCTTTGACGTTCGTTATTCTGGCGCTAAAAAGCTTGGCGAGGCTATCGCCTGGGTTAAGCAAAACGCAAACAACTGCATTGGGGAGTAAAGCATGGAAACGATTGATTGGAGTAAAGCGCCGGAAGGGGCTACGCATTACCTAAAAGAGCCAGATGCGCCGCGCCGCGAGTATTGGGTTAAAGTTGAAAAAGATGGTTTGGGTTTTTGTAGGTTTGGCTTTGAGCCTGACGGGTTCAGGCCTTGGGCTGTTGATTATGAGCGCTTTCTAGCATTTATGATCCCACGCCCCCCCACCCAGCCAGCATGGAGCGGCGAGGGTTTGCCGCCAGCAGGCTGCAAGGTTGAATACTTGACATACGGCAACGAGTGGAAGGGCGGAACTTATGTTGGCCAATTTAACGGCCAAATGGTTTGCGGCTGTGATGATTCAGGCGTCGTAGGGGTTGTGGGTAGCGGCCAGCTACGCCCTATCCGCACCCCTGAGCAGATCGCGGCAGAGGAGCGGGAGGCGGCTGTGGCTATGGCGTGCGCTGACATCAGCCAAGCTATGCAGGCGATGACCGGCTGCGTTATAACTGACAGCGCAGTGAAGGTTATTCGCGCCATGATTGACGAAGGCTACCGCAAGACCGAGGGCAATTGATGGGCCTCCTAGAATGGCTGGAAATAGCATCCGTTGACAGGATTGTTAGCCTTGCTCTTGAGCAGGCTTTACTTTGGCTCTCGGTTTTTAACTTCCTTAAAGGGGAAAAGGGAAATGCAATATACCTTCTATGCGTCTGCATTCTTTTAAGCCTGCCGCGCTAACACCAAGCCCGCTAAATGCGGGCTTTCTTCAAGCCATGGAGATTGAAATGCTAATTTTCGGGAAAAATGTCAAGGTTTCAGATTGCGGATTAAAAAGCCTGGACGATGTTAGGCGCTCTGAACTAGCCGAGGTCTCAATAACATCTCAGGTTTACAGAAACGCTATAGAGCTTGATTTGCTGTTTTTCGCCAATCACCACAAAAGCCCAGCAAGGCAAATACCAGAACCCTCTACAATCTCATCATCCGGCACAGATTTTGGGATGGGGCTAGCAATAGGATCAATGATCTTCTAGCTGATCAGCCCCTTTATTGGGGCTTTCTTTTGCCTCATTGCTTGACTTGGCATAATATGTGCATATTAACGCCATGAGGCCGCACGAATGCCTATCACCACTACACATCCACGCTACACCGACCAGCTAGCCCGGTGGGCAAAGAATCGCGCGGCTTGCAGCGGACAAGACGAGGTTAAGCGATACGCTACCGACTTCCTGCCTGACGATAACGCTAACGACATTCGAGAAGAAGCCCGCGCACGGTATAAGCGCTACCTGCTGCGCGCCGTGTGGATGCCAGTCTCTGGCTACACCAAGCAAGGCTTAATCGGGATGGTGATGCGCCGTGCGCCTGAGGTTGAGCTACCCTCGCAAATCGAATACCTCCTAGAGAACGCAGACGGCTCAGGCTTATCGCTTGAACAAGTCGCCAAGCTGGCATTGGCCGAGGTTATCGAAGTTGGCCGCGTTGGCGTGCTGGTGGACTACCCAGCAGCAGAGCCGGGATTGTCTGCCGAACAGGTTGCAGCGCTTGGCTTGGCTGCGCGCCTGACGCAATACCGGGCCGAGTCAATCGACAATTGGCGCATTCAGAATATCGGCGGCGTGATGCGGCTGACGATGGTCAAGCTGTGCGAGCTGGCAGAAGTCGAAAAAGACGATTACCTGATTGACTACGACAAGCGCTATCGAGTGTTGAGGCTGGTTGACGGCGTTTACACTCAGACCGTTTACGATGAATACGAACAGCAGATCGGCGACGTGATGATTCCGCGCCAGGCTAACAGCCTGCCTTGGAATCACATCCCGTTTCACTTCATCGGCGCGACCACGAACAGCCCGGAGGTTGATGAGGCGCTAATCAGCGGGATCGTGGATCTGAACACGGCGCATTACCAGATGAGTGCAGATTCTGCAAAAAATCTACACATCCACTCGGGCGGCACTCTGGTTATTAGCTCAAGCATGAGCAATGAGCAGTGGAAGGAAGCAAACCCGCAAGGCGTAACCGTTGGCGCTGATCAAGGCTTATTCCTTGGCGACCAAGGCAGCGCCTCACTGTTGCAGCTTGACCCAGCCAGCGCCGTAGAGGAAAAACTCCGCAGCCTGGAAGCGCAAATGGTCGCAGTGGGCGCGCACCTGATCAGTGATGCAACACGCACCGAGACGGCAGAGGCGGCGCGCATTGATGCAAGCGGCAAGGCTAGCTCACTGTCTACGGCTGTTGGCAACGTCAGCGAAGGGCTTGAGGCCGCGCTAGAGGATGCCGCGCTATTCATGGGTGCAGATCCCGCTGCCGTGCGTTACTCGCTCAACCAGCAGTTCTACCCGGACAATCTGGACGCGCAAACCGTGATGGCCATGATTCAGTTGATGGACCGCCAGGTGATCGGCGTGCAAGACGTTCGCACGAAACTGCGCGGCGGTGGCCTTATCGCGCAGAATCGCACGGATGAGGATATTGACGCGGAGGTTGGCGAGGTCGAGCCGTTGGTGCCTGCTGTATGAGCGCAAACGGCTATTTGATTGACGGCCTCACAAGGCACCAGATATTCATTCAGCGCTTCGCATCCGGCCAAGTCCGCGAATCGCTACCAATCCTGCGCCAGATGGCGCGGGATATTCGCGCAGCATTGCAGCGGCAGGATCTAACCGACTTCCAGACGGCACGCCTTGTCGCGCTACAGCTTGATATTCAGACCATCACGTCAGCGGCTGGCTTATCACTGCGCGAGCTGATGACTGGCAATATGCTGGATTTCGCTGAATACGAAGCGCAATTCACTCAGAAACTATTGCAAGGCGCGGTCACTGTGCAGCTTGCGGGCGTTTCAACCGTGGCGCTTGGTGAGGCTGTGACCACTGCGCCGCTGGTGCTGGTATCTGGCCAGAAAACTATCCGCACCACATTTGCGGGCGTGTTCGATACGTTTGCCGCTGGTGCTGCGCGCGAAGTAATGACCGCTGTACAAGCTGGAATCACGGCAGGCGCGACGAATGCCGAGATAACAAGGCAGGTTATGGGCTTGGTGAATACGCGCACCAAGGCGCAGGCTGAGACCGCAGTAAGGACTGCGGCAAACGCGGCTGGCAGCGCTGCGCGGGCTGAATTGTATGCGGCGAATCGGGATGTGTTGCAGGGTGAGCAGTATGTGGCGACGCTTGACGGGCGCGCTCGTCCAGCACATGCCGCCCTTGATGGCAACAAATACCCAGTTGGCCAAGGCCCGCAAACGCCGCTCGGTTACAACTGCCGTTGCATTCGCGCGCCTGTGGTTGATGACCGCTTTGCAGCCCTGCGCGAAGGTGCTACCCGTGCAAGCTACCAAGGCCCGGTATCATCACAGCGCACCTATGGCGGCTGGCTGCGTGATCAGCCTGAAGCGTTTCAAGTTGAGGTACTAGGCCCGGAGCGCGCCAAGCTGTTCAGGTCGGGCGGCTTGTCGCTGGATAAGTTCGCGGACGATAGCGGGCGGCTGTATACGCTGGATGAGTTGAGGGCGCGTGAGGGGATAACGCTTGAATAGGGCTTGCGTGCGTGTATACTAGGCAGGCGCAATAGTGCGCTTATGGAGTAAAACCGATGAACGAACAGCTACAGCAAGAATTGGCAAAGATCGCCAGCAAAACCTCAGACGGAATTGATTTCCTTAGTGGCGAGCTTCCCGACGTGGCAAGCCAGCTTCTGACCTATAAAATCATCTCAGCGTCTTTTGAGACGATTTTAATGATTTTGCTGATAGTCGCATTCGCGCTGTTTGTAAAGAAGGTAAATGAAAGCATCAAGAAAAAAGGGTTCTTCTACGAGTCTTGCGGGCTTGCAAACATTAGCCTATCTGGTTTTATGGGTTTTATTATTGGAGGCATTGCGGTTATTTTTTGCTTCATAGCTGTTTTTGTAAACATAGCAACAATACTTAAAATCTGGATAGCCCCAAAGATCTACCTTATCGAGTACGCCGCAAGCCTCGCCAAATAGCAATCCGCAACGCACCACAAAAGCCCGCCCACCACGCGGGCTTTTTTACGCCCACCGCAAACACTGGCACGCTACTTGCACAGATAACAGGTTTGGCATATCCTTTGCATAACCGCCTAGTAGGCTAAGCAATGGAGTCCTGTCCGTGACAGACGCAACCGAAACAACCCAGCAGCCAGCAGAAGACCCAGCAGCATTGAAGGCAGAGATTGAGCGCCTTCGACAGCATAACGCGACACTGCTAGGCGAGAAAAAGACTGTGCAGAGCCGAGCCGCTGAGCTTGAGCAAATGCAGGCCGAAGCCGAACAGAAGCGGCTTGAGGAAAAACAAGACTTTGAGAAGCTGTGGCGTCAAGAGCAAGACCAGCGCACCAAGACCAGCCAAGAGCTGGACACGTTGCGCAAGAGCATTGCCGACAAAGACCGCAGCGAGACGGCTCTGAAACTAGCTGCTAGTCTGACTCGAGACAATGCGCGGGCCGAGCTGTTGAAAAAGGAAGCGCTGGCATATATCCAGCACACGCCAGACGGCGTAAAGATTCAAGGCCCGGACGGCGACATGACAGCAGAGCAACTGTCTGCACATCTGGCTAAGCAATTCCCGTTCCTTGTGGACGGCAACCAAGCAAGCGGGGGCAGTGCACCCGGTAGTAAATCTGGCAGCGGTGCTGCTAACGGCAACATGGGCGGCTCCAAATCGGAACGCCAAGCGGCTATCGCCAAGCGGTTCAATCTACCAACTTAATAGGTGACACACTATGTCTCTTTCGCAAATGCAAGTGTTTAACGAATACATCATGCCCGCCACCATTGAAACTCTTGACCAGATGGTCGAGAAGTTCAACGGCGCTTCCAATGGCGCTATTCGCCTGACCACCGAAGGCTTTACCGGTGACTTCCTGCAAGAGTCGTTCTTTGCAGCCATTCACGGCGCCCAACGTCGCGTTGATCGTTACGCCGCGCAAGGTGCAGCAGCCGCCACCGACCTGACCCAGCTCAAGCACAGCACTGTTAAAGTTGCTGGTGGTTTCGGCCCGATCCGCTACGAGCCTAGCCAAATGACTTGGCTTGAGAAGCCTACCGCTGTAGGTATCGAGGCGGCGAGCAAAAACTTCGCAGAAGCCTTGATGAAAGATCAGCTCAACACCGCCATTGCTGCGTTGGTTGCTGCTATCTCTAACCAAGCCGCCGCTACCAATGACGTTTCGGCAACCGCTGGCATCAACTACGTAACCATGAATGGCGCGCACGCTAAGTTTGGTGATCGTTCCGGCGAGCTGGTTGCGCAGATCATGACCGGCGCGGTTTATCACAAGCTGATCGGCGCTAACCTGACCAACACCCCGCAACTGTTCCAGGCTCAGGGCGTGCGCGTTGTGGATATTCTGGGCAAGGCCGTGATCGTAACTGACGCTCCGGGCCTGTACCTGGCTGGTACTCCGAACAAAGATTTCGTACTGTCTTTGGCCCCGGATGCTGCAATCGTTTCGAATGCTGGCGACGTTATCAGCAACATCGAAACCAAGAACGGCCAGACCCGTATCGAGACAACCATGCAGGTCGATTACACCTTCGGCCTTGGCCTGAAGGGCTACACATGGGACGAGGCGAACGGCGGCAAGTCGCCTACCGATGCTGAGCTTGCAACCGGCTCGAATTGGGACAAGGTAGCCACCGACATTAAGCACACAGCCGGCGTTATCACCATTGGCGACGCTGCCAAGGCTTAACGTGACGTAAAATAGAAGGGGCGGCTTAGGTCGCCCCTTTTACTATCTGAGGAATGCAACATGCAAAAGATCGCTTACGAAAAACACCCGGTATCGCCAGAGCGCAAAAAAGAACTGCGCGCGGGCGGCTTTAAGGTCCTTGACGTTCGATTCAAGCCAGCCGACGCAGAGCCAGAAGAGCCAGCAAAGCGCCCGTATGTGCGCAAGGCTGACAAGGAATAATCAAGGCCCGCGCAATGCGGGCTTTTCTTTGCCCTCTCGCAAGTTCTGGCATAAACTGTGCATGTCTAAACCGAGGCTGACGATATGCCGCTTACACCATCCGTTGACACCTACGCCACCGAAGCCCAGCTAGCAGCCTATGCAGCGGCGCGCGGTATTACCGTGACTGGCACGCCAGCCGTGATCCTGACCCAAGCCATGGACTACCTCGCCACCCTCGAAGACCGCTGGCAAGGCATCCGCACGCTACCAACCCAGCCGCTCGCATGGCCGCGCACTGGCGTTTATGTCTACGGCACCGAGCTTGCAGACGATGCAATCCCGCAAAGCCTGCTGGATGCGCAGTGCCGGTTAGCGCTTGATGCTGATTCAGGAATTGAGCTGCTGCCGAATGTTCCGGTTGGTGGGCGTGGGTCGGTAGTTGAGGAACAGGTAGACGTGGTTCGCGTGAAGTACGCAGAAGGCTACAACAATGCGCTGCCAATCTTTACGGCGGTCAATGGCCTGCTAAAACCGCTGATGAAAGCAGGTGGCGGCGTTAATTTCGAGGTGCGGCGTGCCTGATTTCTACACCGGCCGGCAAGCAACAGCCAGCCGACTGCTAACCCAGTTCGGCAAGCCTATGACACTGCGCATTCAATCCGGCGCGGCATACGACCCAGTGACCCAAACAAACGTGCCTGCATACACTGATTACCCAGTGAGCGGGCTTGTGCTGAACTACGACAAAGAGCGCAGCGGGTCGGTTAGCGAGAGTGGTACGCTGGTTCAAACCAATGACCGAAAGCTGTTGATTAGCGTGTCCAGCGCGCCAATCCCGACTATTGGCGCGCTAGTGGTTGATGGTGGCGATGTTTACACTGTAGAAAACGTCAAGGCACTGTCACCCGCTGGCGTTAATCTGTTGTTTGAGTTGCAGGGGCGGAAATAGCATGAGCTTCGCCAGCGACGTTGCCAAGTTCGCCAAGCTGACAAATTCCAGCTTAGATGAGACAGGGCGCGCTATCGTGCTGGAGTTGTTTTCTTCGATCATTAAAGATACGCCTGTAGATACCGGGCGCGCTCGTGGCAACTGGCAGACAAGCATAGGCACGCCAAAGGACGGCCAGGTAACGCGCGACGGCGAAGGCCCGGCACTGGCAGAGGCGGCAAGTGAGACGGCTAAATTCGGTATGGGCAAGCTTGTATGGTTGTCAAATAATTTGCCCTACATTTACCGTCTCGAGTACCTAGGCTGGTCTAAGCAATCACCAGACGGGATGGCCCGCAAAAACGTCGCCCGCATTCAATCAATCGTTCGCAAGGCAGTAGCGGGGAACAAAGTCTAATGGCGCGCATGGTCAGCAAATACAAATGGCCATACTGGCTAGCGCTGTACACATGCCGCGCCTTGGTTCGCCTGCGCGTTATCAGCCTCAATACCGCCGCGCGATTCGTTAGCCGGTTTACATATCTGGAGCGCGACAAGTGAGCTTCAACACAATACCCGCTGCACTGATCGCCAAATACCGAGCCGGCGCATTCTTTACCGATGCGCGCACGCTATACGCTAACGAGGCGTTCAGCCCGACCAAGCCTAAGCCTCCAACAACGGCGGCATGGGCGTCCGTATTCGTGATCCCTGCGCAGACTGCTGCGTTGTCGCTGTCTGACTCCGATGAAATGGCGGGCGTGTTCCAGATTGACTTGAACTACCCTCTGAACGGCGGCGCAGGTGCAGCACAAGTAATGGCCGACCAGATCCGCACGCACTTCAAGCGCGGCACTCGGGCTGGCGATGTGGAGCTAGGCACTGCGTCCTATGCGCCGCTTGGGCCGGTCGATGGCTGGTATCGCGGCGTGGTTTCTGTTGAGTATCGGGCGATGGTGGCGGTATAGTTGTCGCGTCAGTGCATCCAGTGAACAGCCCGCATCTCAGCGGGCTTTTTCTTGCCTACCGTTTAACTTGGCACGCCTTTTGCCTTTGCAGGTTCTGTGCCATAATCCTCAAGCATATGCATGCACCCACTAGCTAGAGGATTACCACCATGTCTAACGGCATCACACTAGCCGGAACAGTCGTCAGTATCTCTGCTGGCGTCCCGGCGACTTATAACGGGGCTGGCTTCGGCGCGAAGACTTACACCGCAGTTGGCGAAGTGTCCAACCTTGGCGACACAGGCCGCACCTATGAGGACGTGTCTTATAACACCCTTGGCGAGCGCGGCACTGTTCACCTTAAAGGCACCTATGACGAGCCGGAAACCACCTTTGAAATGATCGCGGATCGCGGCGACGCTGGCCAGATTCTGGTTAAGGCTGCGTCCGAGTCTGACGACGACTATTCGTTTAAGGTCGCTTATCAGAACGGTGATATTGACTATTTCGCCGGTAAGGTCTTCTCGTTCGTGACCGTTGGCGGCGAGGCGAACACCGTCCGCACCGTTTCGGCCAACATCCGTATTGACCGTCAAGGCGTCGTCGAAGTTCTCGCACCTTAAACCAATCAGCCCCCAGCAATGGGGGCGCTTTATTTGGAGTTGTACGCATGGATCTTAAAGGCCTGTCGCCAGTTGAATCGGCCAAGCTTGAACTCAAACACCCGGTAACTTTCGAGGTTATGCCAGATGCATTCCTTATGGTCTACGGCAGCGACTCGAAAGCATATCGGTCAATGATTATTGATGTTGCTCGCGAGAACGCCGAAAAGAAAAACGACCTTGAAGGCGTTTACGAAAAGACAACCGCGCGACTTGCCAAACTGGTTAAAGAGATTCACGGCCTTGAAGAAGACGGCAAGCCAATCACCGACCCGGTGCGGATGCTGACTGATTACCCGTGGATTCGCGAGCAGGTCGATCAGTTCGTGATGCGGCGCTCTAATTTTTTGCCGAAAGCCTAGAGGCCGCGCAGCTATACGCGAAGCAACTAGGCTGGCTGCATACAAGCAGGGCAAAGGCAAAAACCAGCAGAGCAAAAGAGCTGGGAAGTGATGCAAAGGTTCCAGCGCTTAACGGCGCTGAATACCTGATCGAGATGCTGATGGAATGCGGCCTGCATGATTTGACGTGGCGCGATTTGTCCGCATGGGCTGAATTGACCGGCACGCCGCTTAACTCATGGGAGGCGCGCGCAATGCTTTCAATCAGCAGGACGTACACACAGGCAATAGCAGAATACAGCGGCTCAACAGTTCCCGCGCCTTATCAGCCCGTTGAATTTGACCGCGAAAAAGTAGCAAGCCAAGTTAGAAGCGCGTTGCGCAAGAGGCGTTGACAATGACTGAAATCGCATCGCTTAAAATCAGAGTTGACGCACTAGAGGCTAAGACCGCTGCCGATGCTATGAACAAGATGGCACCGGCTGCTAGCAAGGCACAGAAAGCCGTTGGCGGGGTCACTAGCGCATCTAGCGCGCTTAATAAGGTGCTAGGCGTAACCGCTGGCCTGCTAAGCGCTCGCGAGATCCTGCAAGCCGCCGAAAGCTGGACAACGCTGAATAACCGCTTGCGCCTTGTCACTGATTCGTCGGAGGCATTCAACAGTGCGCAAGAAAACATATTCCGCATCGCGCAGGAAACCCGGCAAGGCCTAACCGCCACTGCTGAGCTATATCAGCGCATCGCGACCAATCAGAAAGAGCTAGGCCTTACCGGCAAAGAAACTGCCGATATTGTCCAGACCATTAACCAAGCTTTGGTTATCTCCGGCACGTCAGGCGCTGGCGCGGAGGCTGCGCTAGTCCAGCTTGGGCAGGCGTTCGCGTCCGGCACCCTGCGCGGCGAAGAACTGAACGCTGTGTTGGAGCAAGCCCCGGCGCTAGCGCAGGCAATCGCGGCAGGCATGGGTGTGACTGTTGGCCAGCTTCGCGCACTTGGCGCGGAGGGCGTGTTAACGGCTGATGCTGTTGTGCAAGCCCTGCAAAGCCAAGCGACGGCAGTTGAAGACCAGTTCGCAACAATGGCCCCCACCGTATCAGGCGCACTGACCCAGCTTGACAACTCATTCATTCAGCTAATCGGCAGGATGGACGACTCCACGGGGGCGAGCGCTAATGCTTCGGAGGCAATCAGCAAGCTTGCAGCGGTGTTATCCGATCCGCGCACCATTGAAGCCGCTAACAGCCTAGCGGCTGGCCTTGCAACAGCATTCACGGCAATCATCGAGGCTGCGCGCGATGTAGTAACCGGTGTTCGCTGGATGGCCGAGGAAGCAGCCGTAGCCATGGGTGGCATTGGCCTTCACGACATTGACCGCCTAGAAGCCGAAGCAGGAAGACTGCAAGCCCTTATGGATAAGGTGCGCGGCGAAGGCTACGGCCCTGGTACTGCCATTTTTGAAAACCTGCTAGGTAGCTTTGAGGAAAACGAGCAGCGCCTAAATCAGGCTTACGACTTGATGAGCGTGCAGACTCAAGCGCAAGACGTTCAGCAGAAATCCGCGACCACGACCGAAACTGTCACGCAAAAAGTGGTGGCGCTTAGCACTGCGACCAACAAGCTAACAGAAGATCAAAAGGCCTCGATTAAGTCCGCGAACGACCTAGACCGGGCGCACCAATCTAACGGCAAGGTAATCACCGACCTAGCCGAACAGATCTACCAAGCTGGCCTTGGCGCGTCTGAGCTGGCACAGAGGCAGTCTGAGCTAAGCCTGAACCCTTACGCAACACCCGAACAGATCGCCAGCGTTCGCCAGTTGTCCGCAGAGTTGCAGCGCCTTGAAGATGCAAAACGCGCCGACGAAAAGAACAAGGAAAACACGCAGCTACTTGGTCAAGTTGACCCGGTGTTTGGCGAGCAGCAGCGATTCCAAAAAGAACTTGAAGACCTGCGCGTCCTGAACGAAGCAAAGCTTCTTGAGGATGTTCGTTATCTCGACTTGAAGGGCCAGGCCGAGCGCGCCCACGCTGAACAAATGCGCCTGCTTCAAGAGGAAAATTTCCGCGCGCAGTCAATGAGCAACGAACTGTTGATGGCGTCACTTGACCACTTAGGCCAAGCAACCACTAAAGTAGTCACAGGGCTTATCACTGGCGCGACAAACGGCGAGGAAGCAATGCGCGCGCTTGCGGGGGCCATTCTCAATGAGGCCGTTGGCGCTGTCGTCCAGATGGGCATTCAGTACGTTAAGAGCGCAATCATGGGGCAGTCAGCGGCGGCGGCAGGCGCGGCGGCGAGCATTGCCCTAGGCGCTTCAACGTCTGTTGCGCTGGCATCCATGTACGCGGCCCCAGCAGCGCTGGCAAGCCTTGCAACAATGGGCGCAAACGCCGCGCCAGCAATGGCGGGTATTACTTCAACGGTTGGGCTTTCTAAGGCTATGGCTTTGGCCAGCTTCGACGGCGGCGGCTTCACCGGCACAGGATCGCGTTCAGGCGGTATGGATGGTAAAGGCGGCTTTATGGCCATGCTTCACCCTAACGAAACCGTGCTAGACCACACCAAAGGGCAAGGCATGGGCGGCGGCGTCACGGTCAACGTCATTGAGTCGCGCGACAAGGCAGGCACGCAGCAAACACGCACAGGCGCAGACGGCAAAGAGACGGTTGATGTATTCGTCGCGGACATTATGGGCGACGGGCCACGCGCGCGCGCCATGCAATCAGCATTTGGACTTTCAAGGCAGGGGCGCTAAATGGCTAGCTATCCGTCACAACTACCGCGCCCGCTGCAATCCGGGTATGCGTTGCAGCATGTTTCACCGTTTACGCGCACCGACATGCAGTCTGGCCGGGCAAGACAGCGGCGCACGTTTACGAGCGTTCCATCTAGCGCGCGTGTAACTTGGTTTTTCACGAGTGATATTCAGTGCCAGTTGTTCGAAGGCTGGTTCCGAGACGACCTAGGCGCTAAGGATGGTGAAAACTGGTTCACGATTGAGCTGCAAACACCGCTAGGCATTCAGCCCTACGAATGCCGGTTTGCTGACATGTACAGCGGACCGGAATTGGTGGCGTTTAACAAGTGGCAGGTAAGCGCAACGCTTGAGATTCGCGAGCGGCCAATTCTTCCAGATGGCTGGGCAACAATCATGCCAACCTTTATACTTGCACCAGAAATTTTCGATATTGCCATGAATCAGGAGTGGCCAGCCGCATGACATACAATACAAACAACTCGGTGCCATCGGTTGACGTTCGCGACTTGTACGACAACGCGCAGAATCTAGACAATCTGGTTAATGGTGCGCTGCCTGCATACGCTGACCGCTTAGGCGTTTCGCGCAAGTCTTACAAAGGCATGGAGTTGGACTTTTCCGCCTTCCTTGCTGCGTCTGGTTTCGAGCTTCCTGCGCTTGAGTACGTTGACGGCTCGCCGCTCGTAGTTGCGCGGCCTACGCAGTTAATTGAGCGTGATGGAATTCTTTACAGCGTCAAGCCGTCAGAGTCGTTTCCAGCCACGCTAACCGGCACATGGGCAACCGATGAGTTGCGCGTAGTTGTGCGAGCTGATCAGGATCTACGCCAAGATCTTGCAAACCAAGTTGACCCAGCAAAAGGGGCGGCTCTTATTGGATACGATGGCGCTACGCTAGCGGACACAATTGAGGACATTTATTCGCAGCTCAGCACCGGCTCTGGCGTTGCTTTCGCAAACAGCATATCAGACATGCGGAATCTGGATTCTGGCGACATCTGTCTGACGCGAGGCTATGCCGTTCCTGGTGATGGCGGCCATGGCGTTTACAGATTTGATCCAACCGACACAACGTCGATTGGCGATGCAATTACTATTTTTGCATCTATTCCGCGTCCCGGTCGCTGGAAGTTGTTGCATAACGGCTCAATCAACATCGAGCAAACCGGCGCGAAGAATGACGGCTCGGTAGCAATCAACGCCGACCTTATACGCGCTTTGGCTGTGACAAGCATTCGTGAGGTCAAGCTAGGTAAAGGCCCGTACCTTGTCAGTGCCGCCACGCCTATCATCTTCCCATATGGTAAAGCCCTAACAGGCATTCCCGGCGCAGGTTCTACGCTGTCAATTACCGGCGCAGGTTATGTATTCTTTCTGAGCAATCTTTCAAATGTTAGCGGGCTATTGATTGACTGCGTAAACCATACGTCAGGTTTTATATTTGCTTTAGCCACGTCCATTGGCGGCATTGAATACGTAACAATCAAAGATGTTTTGACTTATCACACAAAGGGTTTCCTTACTGACGAGGATCACCCGACAAACGTAGCCACAAACGTTCGTGTGAGCAACGTAAGCAACAGGCTTGTAAAGGGGCCGGGTTTTCTACTGCGTGACGTTTTCGCTTTTCTTGAAATGCGCGACGTGGCGGTTGATTACATCGGCAACGCATCGCCGCAAAACTTCACCGGGTACAGCATCAGCAACAACGAAGGCTGTTTGCTAGACAATTGCGAAGTTACCGGAACGACTGGGATAGTTTTAGGCACTACAGCAACGCAGATTGGTTTCAATTTTACCAACTGTAAAGCTGTTTATTTGCGCCGGAGCTTTGCGGACGCCTGCGGTGGGCGCGGCTTTATTTTCAATGCATGCCAATATGTTAGGCTGTCAACTTGCAGTACAAGCCTCTGCGATGACGCTGGCGTAGCGTTTATCAGCTCCACAGACGTTCAATCTACGAACCTTTATTCAGGCGGTCGGCGCGGAATTGCTGGTGCTACCGCTTCAATCCCTGCTGTGCTTGTTAGTGCCTGCACTCGCGTGCAGCTTGGTAACACCGAGGCTATCAACGCCACTGGCGACGGAATCTTACTGCTTTCTGCATCTGTTCGAGTTGTCATAAATGGCGGAATTCTTACCCTAAACGGCGGGCGCGGGATTACAACAAACGCAGGGTCTGTGTCGCTGAGTACCGGCGTGCTAATGGTCGGGAATACAGCGGGCAACTACTCGCTAGCCACAAACGCCGACCATCTTGTTGCGAGTCAGCTCGCATCCGGCGCGCTGGCTAACGTTACCGGGCCAGGTGCTGGTTAATGACCATTCTAAACACAATCTACGCAAGCGGCGGGGATGTAATAATTCCCACGCTTGAGCTGACTTGCGCGGCGTGGGATGCGCCGCTATTGCTTTGCCGTGGCTATGAGGATCACACATGCACGACCGAGGATGACCGGACGCTGACCTTCTTGGCGTCCGCTATCGACGTAGCTTTACCGGCTAAGGATAACCGTGGCGCGCAGAATCTGAACTTCGCGATTGATAACGTGACCGGCGAGGCTCAGCGGCTAATCGACCAAGCGCTAGAGGCGGAGCAGAGGGTAATCCTGACCTATCGCGAGTTCCTTGCTAGCGACAAAAGCACGCCAGCGGCACCGCCGTTTATTTTCACGGTGCTTAGCGGGCGCATGGTTGGATCATCGGTGCAGGTTACAGCGGGATTCTTTAACGCCATTGGCACCGCATGGCCGCGTGACGAGTACACAACCGAATTTGCCCCAGGAATAAAATATCAGTGACTGCGCATTGGCTTGAACGCTACCAGGCTATGCAATACGAAGACGGCGAGCGCGGGCCTAATCGGATTGATTGCTGGGGCTTGTGTCGTGAGGTTCGCCACGCTGTATGCGGGAAGCGTCTACTGCCTTCATGGGGTCATGTGCGCAACACCATGCCGCGTGAGTTCACGAGAGCCTACACGGCAGAGTCGCAACACATGCGCGTTTGCGGCCCTGAAATTGGCGCGATTGCCGCCGTGTTTCGTGGCAAAATATGCATACACGTAGGGGTCGTGGTTGAGATTGAAGGCGCGCTAGCCGTGCTGGAAATAAACCCACATAAGGGCGTCGGCTGGCATCGTCCGCACGATTTCGAGCGCCAATATCTAAAGGTGGTTTACTACAATGATTCGGATATTCCCGAGCAAGCTTGAAGGCGAGCCGCTAGAGCGCCACGAAATCAAACAGGCGACGACTGTTAATCAGTGGCTTGCGGATAACGTGCGCGGGTATGAGTGGCGCGAATCTCCGCCGATTTCCGTGCATCTTAACGGTGGATTGGTTGACCCTACCTGCTGGCATGAGGCAAAAATCGTGCCAAGTGATGTGGTTGATATTTACCCGGAGCCGAAAGGGGTTGAAAGCTTATTCCTTGCGGCAACAATCGGCGTTTTGGCCGCTGTAGTGGTTACAACGCTTTTGCAACCATCCCTGCCAAAGCAACGGTCAAGCAACAGTTCGCGCGGCGACAACCTTAACGAAGCCTCGATTAAGGGTAACAAGATAAAGATCAACGCGCCAATCCGGCAGATCTTCGGGCGGCGCAAGGTTTACCCTGATTACCTAATCCCGCTGCATCGTTACTTTCAAGACAAGCGCGAACAGATTGTTGAAACCCATCTTTCAATTGGCGTTGGCGAGTTTGACATTCCGCCATCGTCTGTCGAGGTTGGCGAGACGCCATTGATCGCCTTGGGTGATGACGCAAGCTTTGAGATATACGGCCCCGGCGAAAGCGTTGCAGGTGATCCGCGTTGCGAGTGGTGGCAATCAGCGCCAGAGATTGGCTCAACCTCAACCGGCACGCCTGGCCTAGAACTTAAAGCCACCTCCGAGATTCCAGCCGCTGCCGAGGCGTCGCAGTTCGTGTTTAGCGGGTTTGACATCACGATCCCGTCAGGCGCTGGCGAATTTCCTGTTGAATGGGAGGCGGGCTTCCTGCTCAACATCGTCGCCCAGTACCCGTACACGATCACAGACGGCGTAGGCGTAGGCGTGCGCGACGTAATCAGCGGAAACATCGCCCAACTTGGTTTCACGGCAGGCGAGATGATTGAAATACAAGGCTCCAACGCTGGCCTGTATAAGGTTGATGCTGTAGACGGTATGGCTGGCACGCTTACCCTAGACTTCGACAATGGCGACCCTGCAACGTCGCTTGTAACCGGATCACATCGGATGGCTATCGGCTATCGCGGGTTCCGCTATCGTATCGTCACGGCGTCAACATCGTCCCTTGAGGTTGAGCGACTGAATAGCGACGGCTCAACGGATACCGACTGGCCGGGCTTTGCTGACATCACACTGGATGACGCCACGATCAGCCTTGACGGGTCAAACCTTGAGGGCGGATGGGCCGGCCCTTTTGCGGCTTGCCCAATTGGCGAAACCACGAACAAATTCGAATACAGCGTGTTTTTTCCGGGCGGGCTGGCGACTGTTAAACCTGAAAACGGAAATCTTTTAAACAGATCGGTTACTTACGAAATTCAATACCGCAACGCTGCGACTGTTGGCGCATGGACTTCTTTCCAAGAAACGATTACCGACCGCACGCTTGATCAGATCGGGTTCACGCGAGCTATTGACCTGCCCACCGCTTATCGCCCTGAGTGCCGTATGCGCCGCATTGGGGCTAAGTCAACGCGCACCAACGTGCAAGACACAATTCAATGGTACGGACTACAGGCGCGGCTAACCGGCAAGTCTGTTTACCCGAACGTCACGACCATGGCGCTAAAGGTCAAGGGTGGTAGCAAGCTTGCCGCTCAAGCTGAACAGCTTGTATCGGTGCTGGCAACTCGCAAGCTGCCTGTGCGTGTTGGCGGCGTGTGGACTGCGCCGGTCGCTACGCGCGACATTGCGCCCGCTGTTGCGTATGTGGCGAATTCGCTTGGCTACACCGATGCGGATCTAGACCTAGCTGAGCTAGACCGCCTAGATGCAATCTGGAAAGCGCGTGGTGATACTTTTGACCAGTCTTTCGAGAGCACTACTACGGCAAAGGAGGCTATTAACTCAGCACTTCGCGCCGGTTTTAGCGAAATGACCATTGATCGCGGCCAGATTCGCCCGGTACGTGATGAGCCGCGCACAGTCAGAGAACAGATGTACACTCCGCAAAACTGCACCGAGGTGCTGATCCGGGAGTTTGCAACGGTTACGCCTGATGACTTCGACGGTGTAGACGTTGAATATACCGACAGCAGAACGTGGCAGGTTGAGACGGTCGAGTGCAGATTACCGGGCGACCTTGGCCGTCGCGTTGAAAAGATTCAAGTGGAAGGCGTGACCAGTCGAACCCGAGCATGGCGTATTGGTATGCGCGCACGTATGGCGCAGAAATACCGCCGATACAGATACAGCACAGCTACCGAACTGGACGCGCTGAACAGCCGTTACCTGTCCTATGTGGTGATGGCTGACGATGTGCCAGGCTACGGTAAGTCTGCGATTCTTGAGGCTTATACGGCGCTTGGCGGTGGGTTCCTGCTTAAATCGTCCGAGCCTTTTGAATGGGTTCCCGGCGCAGATCACGTTGTTGGTATTCGTCGGCCTGATGGAACCGTGTCCGGGCCTTACCCGGCTGCTCGGTTTGACGATTACCGGTTGACTATCCCGGCGCTTGATTTTGTGCCGGATACTTCGTGGGAGATTGAGCCACCCCACCTGCTGTTCGGAACCACTCAGCGGTGGGCATATCCGGCGCTAGTGACCGAAATCAGCCCGCGTGGTGATAACTCGGTTTCGATCACTGCGATTAACTACGCGCCGGAGGTTTACACGTATGACAATGCGGAGCCGCCTAGTTAATAGGTTTCCGTATCAACTGCCAGCCTTTGCAGTGGTTGCACTGCAATAGGCCGGTTGACTGGTAAAACACTGCGCCTGTTCCGATTAGCTGATGATCGTGCAAGCACTCGATGTTCAAGTCTGGCGTCGAGCCATCCACATAACCAAGAGATTCTAGCCTCTGGCGTAGCGCAATCCATTGCGGTGACTTCGATTCCTTCCCAGTAGTGTTGTTTTCCGAGTTCATAACTCTCCAGATTCATAAAGGTCTAACCATTTCCCGACTTGTTCGTGTCGCATTATTTTACTAAGAAGCGGCCTATGCTCGCGAGAAACCCGGTCACGACACTGGCGCGCGGTGTAGCGGATCGCGTCGTCAGTGCCGTGAATTGCGCGGGCTAGCTGGCAGCATAGGATGAATTCGCAGAAGGTCATGATTGCATTGCGGCGTCTAGCGATGCGCGCCACTGGTCAAGAGTTACGTCAACCGCATCAGGTGTGCGATCTCTAGTCCTCTTAAACCACCATTCAAAGCGCTCAGTATCACGCTTTAGCGCTGCGCGCTCGGCCAGTATGGCGCAAACATCTGCGCGCAGGCGGCGAAGCTCTCTAGTTAGGGCTATCACTTCAACGCACTCGATGTTGTGAACAAGCCTAAATCCGTCGCGGTGCTTTGATTGCGCCTTCTTTTCAAGCTCAGCAATCATCTCGTCTGTTACTGATACGACTGGTGGTGTGGTCATTTTAAGGTAGACTCCATAGCGCAAGCCGCTGCGGCGCAAACAATGATTGCGTAATGCTGCCAGTCTTCAAGTGTTATACCAGCTGAACGCATAAATGCTCCGATCATTGCAAATAAAATACCCTGAACTATCCATTTCATGCTTCACCTCGCGCTTTGGCGATTGCGGCTACTGCCTTGCAGTAAGCTCCGGCTTGATCGCCGAAATGTGTTGAATTGCCATGCCCTGCTTCCATGTACAGCTCAAGCGCCTCAAGCAAATCAGGGGCGGCGCTGATAAGCTGGGCGTTGGCTAGATTCTCTGCGCTATCCCCGTTTATACCCTCGCAGCCAATAATCTCAGAGCGATCTGATTGAACATCGTATCCAGCGATAAACGTAACCCCGTCAGTTTCGTCACGCATATCCTCGACGACAAACCACGGCCCCGGCGTAAACTTATTCATCTCAAAACCTCCAACCAACCTAAAACCAAACCAGGCACAGCACCAATCAGCGCCCAGTAACTCAAAGCCTCGACTGTTGTGCCTGCAATCATCACGACCGCCAAGGCCAGCAGGCACCAGTTCTGGCGCTTGTGCTGCGGTTTGTTGCGCCACCATTGGGCGGGGTTAAAAGTCATCGCGGTTATCCTCAACAATCTGCGACAGAATTTCAGCGGCGTGCGGCTCAAGCAGTTTGATTGCAGCCTGATCACACCACTCTTTGTCAGCGCCAAACAGTGACAGTGCGCAACCGCAAGCCTTGGCAGGCTCATAGTCGAGCGCGGCCAAGATAAGCTGGCCAAGCATACCGTCTTGGTCTTCGCCTTCGGTATAGCGGCGCACGGCTTCGGCTGCGACGATGCTCGCCAGCTCGTAAGCGTGAACGATGATCCGGCTGCCCAGCTTTACGTCACGACCAGCTAGCAGCGTGACGGCTTCGGACTCAATCCAGTTCTGCACCTCGATAAGCTCAAGCGGCTCAGGCGATTCGTCAGGCGTGCGGTTGTCGTATGCGATCTGGGCGGATTGTAGTTTGTTCATGTTTGTTACTCCCGGTTAATTCGTCTCTGTTGCGTCTAGTATAGCCATCACGCAACACCGCACAAGAACTTTATTTGCGGTATGATTGCGAAAAATGGCACGAGGTTTGCTTATGAGTTTTAAGCTGAGTCGTCGCAGCCTTGAACGGTTGCAAAAAGTTCACCCGGATCTAGTTAAGGTTGTGCTTCTGGCAATCGAGCTAACCGAGGTTGATTTCGGCGTCACTGAGGGCGTGCGGACTGTTGAGCGACAGCGCGAACTATTCGCCAAAGGCGCGAGCAAGACCATGAATAGTCGCCATTTAACCGGCCACGCTGTTGACCTGGTGGCGTATGTCGGCAGCGAAGTGCGCTGGGATTGGCCGCTATATCACAAGATCGCGGACGCCATGAAGCGAGCGGCAAACTCGCTTGGCGTGCCTATTGTTTGGGGTGGCGACTGGCGCACGTTTAAAGACGGCCCTCATTTTGAGCTGGATCGGAAGGTGTACAAATGACAAAAACCACAACCGCAAAACTAGCCGCCGCAGCAATGGCAATCATTACCGGCGCGTCCGGCTGTACGGCTGTACAGTCAGTGCATTTTGCCGTAGCGCGCTACTGTTCAGCACCTGACGAGGTTCGCGCCGTTACGCGCGAAGCTGTGGCCCTGGCAACCGCGCCAAACCGCGTGGAGATCCATTGCCATGAATGACGGATTCAGCGGGCCTCTAGATCTACGCGCGCATAAGTCGGGCGAATGGGTGGTGCTCAATCCGATGATGTATGAATCGCTAGCGGGGCGCACATACGGCATTCCGGCTGGTTTTATTACCGACCTCGCGTCGATACCGGCATTCCTGCGCCCACTGTTCAATCCTAACGACGATGGGCGCAAAGCCGCAGTGCTGCACGATTCGCGCTATTGCATTAAGCATGGCGCCCGCAAAGAGGCCGACGACTTGTTTCTTGAGGCGCTAGAGCGTTGCGGCGTTGGGTTCCTGCGCCGCTGGGCAATGTATACCGGTGTGCGCGCTGGCGGCTGGCTTTATTGGAGCAGCCGCAGCGGGATTAGTGAGGCGGATTTTGTGGATTAAAACATAGCGGCCTGCCTTGCTGCCAAGTCTAGCCGCTTGCAGGCTGCTTCAAAATAATCAGGATCAAGCTCAACGCCTACGAACTCGCAGCCGAAGTAATAGGCTGCGATTGCGCTAGATCCGCTACCGAGGTGCGTGTCGAGAATACGCTGCTCAGGCTTGGCGTAGTTGTGTAAAAGCCATTCGTAAAGTTCTTTAGGTTTTTGCGTCGGATGTATGCGGTCTGGCGCGTTGTTCCCGTCCCATATTTTTGCGTTTTTATCGAAAGACGTAAGGGCCAGCTCACAGTCTGCCATCGTGTGCATTCCTAGCATTTGCAGCTTTCGCCAAACGATAAAACAACGGGCCGCTGGTAATTCGTGCGAAAAGTAATTTCCGCCCCATACGATCCAGTTCTTTGTTGCCCGCTGAAGCTCTAAAAAATAATCAGAGGATGGCGCTACGTCCCATGCGCAATCTCCTTTTTTGTACTTTGAAGCCCATGTGCCGCCTTGTGTTAATTTCTTGTCGCCTAGCCCATACGGTGGATCAACAATGGCCAAATCAAACTCTTTATCTTTCAGGCCCGCCATGTATTCCATGCAATCGCCCTGATAAATCGTGACGCTGCCAAACTGTTCTTTTCTCATTTCACCCACTCCAACCTATCCCCAAAAATCGCCCGGCAAATCGCCTCGGGATCATCGCCGTCTTCCATGATAATCATCGAAAACGGCGGGGCTCCTTTTACTTTTACTAGGTAGTTGCGTTTCACTTAATGCACCCGGAACGCTTGTAAGGCAATCCCGGTTCCTGCGTTACAGCCCGCTCATGATCCCACCCGAAACGATCAACACGCATTCGGATGGTGGACGATGGCACGCCAGTTTTGCGCGACCACTCCGCAACTGTCAGCGACACGCCGCCAACCACAAGAAGCCTAGATCGCACGTTAAGCGCCACGCTTTCGACTTTCTTGCGCCCTGGGCTTTGCTTGTAACGCTGCAAGGGTATCCCTACGCGCTCACAGTGCCGCCTAAGCGTGTGATGTGACACGTTGAGTATGTCAGCCGCACCTTGCGTGCTGTACGTCGTCAGCAGCTCACGGATAACGTCATTGGCCGGTCGCTGCATTTCCTTTGCCAGATTGGCCAGCCAGTTTTTGTTTGAGCGGGCCACGGTTAAAGCTCCGGCGGTGCTGGGAGGGGTTGCCAGTGGGAAAAATTACGCACGCATGATATTCCAGATTCAACAGGCTCAAAAAAATCGTTTCCTGCTTTACCACCATAATTTTTAACCAGCCTGTAATTTGCCAATCTGCAACCTTTGTTGCCGCCTACCCATAAATCCACCGGCTCTCCCGGATTCGGCATCCGCTCACTGCACTTAATCCATTCGCTCATACGTATCACTCCAAAAATGCCCGCCGTTGTGGCGGGCTGTGGTGGTTAGAACGGGATGTCGTCGTCAAATGCGTCAGCGTCCGGTGCTGGCTGCTGTGCTTTCGGTGCCGATTGTTGCGGTGCCGATTGCGAGCCGCCCTCAGCCTTCCCGCCGCAAAGATCAATGCTCGCCACGCGCAGAGTCAGATAGTTTTTGCCTTCGTGTTCGCGCTGGCCAAGCTCGCCAGTTACGGCAACCTTTTGACCCTTCACCAAATAATCAGCGAGCTTGCTTTCTGCCTGCTTACCCCATAGCGCGCAATCGACCCATAAGGTCTGTTCTTTGTCGCCATAGCCGGACTTTACGCCAATGCTGAAATTCAGCACGGCTGTTCCGCTTGCTTCCCCCTTGCGGCAATCTTTGCCAAGGTTTCCGGTGGCTGCGAATAGGTTCATTGTTGCGGTTCCTCAGTGATGGGCGCGCTGATTGCTGCCTTTTGCTCGGTTGTCAGCTTGCCTTTAGTTTCGGCGCGCTGGATTATTTGTTCGGCGGTCATCTTGCCAGCCGCAATGGCTGAGCGCCACGCGGACAGGTTGCCGCCGAATTGATCGGCAGGATAAATAGGCTGCTGCAATTCGGCGAGCGGCTCTATCGTAAAGTCAATTCGCAAACCGCGACGAAGTGTAATCTTCGTGGTAAATGCGCTTTTTATGTGGCTGATATGGCTTATCTGTATCCCGCCCATTTCTTTGCCAGCATAAACGACAGTAGGCTCACCAAAAAGAGTGATGCGTCGGCCAATCCATTCTGAGAATGGAGACTCTCCCCACCCGTCAGGGTTTGACAAGCACTTGATCATTCCCTTTGACGGCCAATACGGGGTTGATTCAAAGCCCTCAAAAAAAATAAGCAGGCGCGGTGTTCCTTGGTCAATTTTTTTGCCGAGCCTCGCAATGGTGAACTCTTTAGGCCCAATTATAAAGTCTTCGTAATTAAGCCGGTCTGACTTGATTTTTACGAACTCGCGTATATTCATTTCTTCCATTTTAAACCTCTTCTAAGTCTGAAAGATCAAGCGAATCGCCTTGCAGCTTATTTGCAAGATAATTGCTGATGCCGATTTCCTGCTCTTCGTCCGCGTATGCTGGCCAGCTATCATTGGCGATGCAGTCGGCGTAAGTGTTCAGCGCTGCCCGGTATGCCATGCGCCCGAACTCTATTGAAAGGTCGTCAATCTGATAAACCCGGCAGCCGTGCGGAGCGGCTTCTTCAATCGGGATAAATTTGAAAGCCTGCAAGGTTTCGCCGGTCGCCCACTTGTAAACGTCCATGTAAAAAGCGGCTTGCACGTAGTAACGGTAATTGTCGATTGACCGCATAAAAGCTTCCGGGCGCGCGTCTTGCGTCTTTTTAAGGTCAGCAGCAATGCCGCAATCAAGCAGGCGGTCAAATCGGCACTTAACAAGCAGGCCGGTTTCCGGGTCTTTTGCATAAACGCTCAACTCGTTGCGCCCTGGAGCGTCCATAATTGCACGCGCTGGCTTGTAAGAATAAACAGCGTCAAACATGCCGCTAACTCGGTCGCCCTCTGCCTGGGTCAAAACATTGGAGCTGGCACGATCCTTGCATGCTGCTTTATAAATTGCGCTGCGACGATCTTCGCAATCAATTACGGCATATTCAGCCTGGTAGATTTCAGGCTCAAGAATTGCGCAATGAATAGCGCTGCCAACCTCTTTCGCCCTGGTGTTTTCTCGCTTAAACGATTTGAAATGCGCTGGGCTTCGATCAATAAGATCAAGGCCGCTTTTGCTAATGCCTTCGCTTTGGTGGTATTGCTCATTACTGAGATGATCCCGCGTATAAATTCCAACTTCCATCTTTCTACTCCCGCGTTGAATGCTGGTCTAGTGTAATAGCCTATACTCGGTCATGCAAGCACCCAGTTGCATAAAGAAGAAAAGCCACTTTTGCAGCCTGCGCACCATGCGCAACCGCTGAAAACTTACCATCAGAAGCGGCCAGCTCAAGCAATTCACGCTGCTCTTGAGTCGGCTTTGACTTTCGCCAGCAGCGCTTTAGCTCAATCAATCCAGTCGGGTGACTGGAACCGGCTTTTAGAATGATCACATCGCTAGCGCCCTTTAGCAGGCCCGCTTTTATCTGCTGCTGCCTGTACTGGGGCAGAATGTCGCCCTCGTTTGCAGGGTGAAGCGTCATCGCCGCGTAAGCCGGATAAAACTCACGCAGCCATGCGATAAAATCAACCTGCTCATTCCATTCTAGGCGGCAGACTTTCGGGTTTTCGGTCGGGCGAAAGGTTAAGTATTTGCCGGGGATGCACTCGATCACTTCCCTTCCTCCCGCCCGCTGATAAACCGCTTGCGGCCAATAACGAACTTCCCTTTTTCATTGATGCGGTACGCAATGTGCGTCGGCTTATCAAACATTGCTTTCATCTTGAGAATGGCAGGCGCGCCCATGTTATAAGCCTTTGACTGCCAAGCGACTGACGACACATGGACTTTCACGAACTGGTTATACCAAACGCGCTTAGCGGTAGGTGATCCGCCCGGACTGTAAAACTCAACAGGCCAGCCGTGTTCCGGCTTTTCCATGTCAAGCACATAGCGAACCAAGATGCCGCCGTTTTTGGTTGGCTCGATTTGCATATCAGCAAGCGCAACCATTTCGCTATCGGTGTAGGCCTTGTGAAGTAGCTTCGCGTTGGGGTCAATCAACTGCTCACCGCAGACCCGGCAGTCGCGCGCAGTTACGTCGTTATGCGCACCGCACTTGCGGCAATCCTGCTTAATCCAAAAATGATCACAGCGCACGCCCTTGCTATCTACGCCAATGCAGCGCCTAGCCTTGTCGCTGTTCTCTACGTTGCAGCGCGGGCATTCAATAGTTGAGCCTTCAC